TTTTTTTCTAAATAATCAGCAGCTATTCTTAATAACTCAGGATCATCTTTAAAAAATCCTAAACCCCGATTACAAGTAGAACATAACAATCCCCTGATTTCATCAGTCATATGATCATGGTCAACTGAGAGTTTCTTATTTAACTCTTTCTGATGTATCTCGCAAATATAACATTTTCCCTTTTGAGATTCAAATAATTGATTATATTCTTTTTCAGTTATGCCATATCGGTTTAGAATAGCTCTTAATCTTTTTTTCTCAGCTTTGTTAGGATTTTCAATTTCCCAATTTTTTACTCTTTTTTGTTGACATTTCTTACAATAACTCCTATAGTATTTACCTTTACTTTTCTTATTAAAATCAGATAAAGGTTTAGGGTCTCCTTTACAACTTATACATGTTTTAGTTTTCATTTATCTGGTATTTTAATCCTAACCTAATACCACTTGTATTTTTATTTAATAGTCCAATATTAATATCACTATAAAGCCGAATTCTTCTAAAAGGTTTTTCTACAGTAAAACCTATATAAGGAGACAACCATAATAAATCTACACCGCCCCCCACAAAGTATTGGGCAAAATGCTTTTCCTCTATGGGGGGCGTTTTAATATTTCTTCTAGTCAAATCGTTAATATAGTCCCATCTATAATCAAATCTGTTTAAATCAATCGGCCAATTTTTACTTTCCGCTTGACCTGATATTTGAAGCAATCCTAATAATAAAGAATCTTTGATAAGAGATAGCTCTATGAGTTTAGGATGTCTAGGAAATTGTTTAAGGTAATTTTCATGAACTGCAATAGTATCTAAAAGTCCTGCAATAAGTATATTTTGGTTTGAGATTTTTAATTTATAATAATTAAGGGTTATTGAATCCACTTCATATTTAATGATAATATGAGGGGGGGTAGGGACGGGATATGGGTCTCCTAATAGATATAATGTATCTTCCCAAATCGTATCTGTAACATACTGATAATCAATAATGGTAATAGGATCAAAGGTAGGATGTTTTCTAAAGAAATGATCCCATATTATTAAACCAATGATAGTGATAATTAAGATAATGATTAAAGATCTTTTCATAGCAATTTATTATTATACTAACGCCCTAGAGGGTATATTATCCTAATAATGCACCCCCCTATTTATGGGGGGGTGCTTTTGGGTATATATCCCGAGGCGCTTTAAAAATTTATTACAAAAAAAATAGGAATTAAAATACCGAGAACTACGGTTTAGGAGTGTGATGACTTTTTTTGATGTTTCTTTTCTTCTTCTTATCACCTATTACAGTTACTTTGGGTATCCTTGTAGCTTTATTAATATTTATTAACTCAGCTTGTACTTCTTTTAAGGCTTCAATAAGGGGAGGATAAGGGAATACATCTGATTTATCTTCTCTGACTGTACCATGAGTCCAGATACCTGGTAAGTGATCCGTAATTACTTCTGGGTTATATTTAAAAATATCATCAATATCATTACCAATACCCAAAGAAGGGAAATCAAGGACATTTTTACCAATTTGCCATTTCAAGGATTCTAATTGATCTTCAGTATAGGCATGCCAATGTTTAAACCCTTTCCAAGGCTTTTCAAAACTATATACTTCTCCTTTAGGTATAATAGTGAAGTGTAATTTATTAGGCCATAAAGGGTAAAATCTAAATTTCCCTTCAACTAAACGTAATGGCCCTGCTGATACAAGTTCTATATTAATACTATGTTTTTCATGCCAATTATCATCACCTTTAATCCCTAAATGGAATGCCCACATTGAAGGTGGGAAACATTCAACAATTACTCCATCACGATCTATTATTTGAGGTGTACCTACTCTTTCAGGAGTTGAATTCCACCAGCGCCATGCACTCATAGCATTTGTACTTATAGTGTGGTGAAGAAACTGAGAACGTTTCTCATATTTAGTCGTTAAATATTGACCGTTTGTTAGATGTTTTTTTACGAGATCCATAATTATTGATTTATATTAATTTTTGAATTTTTTATATATTTTATAGCTTTACGTAATAAGATTATATTATCTTTAAATAATCCTAAACCCCCATTACATGACCCACATAATAACCCCCGTATTTCTCCTGTTTTATGGTCGTGATCTACATGTAAACCTTGTTTTAAATCTTCTTGGGGTATACCACAAATTAAACATTTACCTTTTTGTTTTAAGATTAAAGAATTATAATCTTTTAAAGTAATCCCATATTGTTTTAATAAGTTACGATTTCGAGCTCTAGCTTTAGCATTCTCATCTCCTCTATATTCTTTATTTCGACAATCATAACATCTGGCTAATGGCCTTGTTTTTTTCTTATTCCAAGGAAATTCCGAAATAGGTTTAGGATCTCCTTTACATTTGGTACAAACCTTAGTTTTCATATAAAATTTTCAACCTTTTTAAGTTGTTTATAAAACCAACGGCCTATATCATATGGGGGTGACTTAGTAATAGTAGTCCTACCTTTATTTATACAAAAACCTTTCCTATTCATATTAACCCAGATTTTAAATTTATCAGGTATATTTTGAATTTTAGCAAGTTCTCTCGGAGACATTTGTAAACCTTGCGTATTGAATTGGCGGTTCGCTTTACGTGCCACAGCCGGAAAACTATTTTCCAAATTCCGATATACTCCTGGAGCTGTTGTAAACGCTTTATCATAAACTGGCCACCTTTTAAGGGTTGGATTTTTTAACCAAAATTTTTGAGCTTTACGAAGACTTATTTTAAAACCAGAATACATGGTAATGATGTTTGAAATATCTTCTCTGATATGACCAATATCAGGTATCTCTTCATCACTTAAATCTTCTAATAAATCCTTACATGTTTTTAACTCTTTAAGTTTATATACATTAGAGAAATAGTATTGTGCTTTCAATAAATTATCTTTAAACACTTCTTTTCTAAGTCCTATAAGTACTAACCTTATTCTTGTCTTTTGAGAGTTACCCCATTCGGATACAGATTTCATATGGAATATAAGTTCATATTCTGGAAAGGTTTTATCCCAAACTATTCTAGGAACCATATCCAATACTTTAGGTAAGTTTTCCATCATAAATACTTTAGGCTTATAATATTTAATAGAAGTAAGAAATAATTCGAAACTACTATCTTTCATGGGGTCAGATAACTTCTTTGCCCTACTATAAGCTAAAACAGAACTATGACCACAATTAGGGGCTCCTACTATTACATCTGCCGAAACAATAGAGGTCATCCGTTCAACTTTGGTAATAAGAGGAATATCTGGAAAATTTAATTTCCATTGAATATCTTCAGGGGTTTTAAATACAGGACGTATTTCTACATTACCAATAAGATATTTTCTCATCGGATAAAGGATTACCCCGTTACCACCATTTACACCTAAAATCTTCATATTTATATATAACAAGGTCTTGCACCTACTAGTTCCACATAACATATAATTTATTCCACAATACGATTTTTTATTTAAAACAAAACATTATGAGTAATAAAGGGTTAATGAGAAAAAAGAAGAAACAACATGCTGAATCATTAGGGTTTAATCAAATGGCTCATGCTAATCGAGTTTTAATGAAAGATTTGGTTTTTCACTATGCTCAAAAATTAGGTTTAACTAATTGCTACAGATGTAAGAAATCTTTAACCCGAGAAGATTTTACTATTGATCACATAGAATCTTGGAGGAATAAACCCGATGCTAAAGAATTGTTTTTTGATCTCACTAATATTAGGTTTTCTCATTTAAGTTGTAATTGTGGGGATACTGAGCAAATGTATAAACCTATAAAACATGGGCATAGTGGATATACTAAAGGATGTAGATGTGATATTTGTACAGAAGGTCATAGGAAAAGAATTGCTGAAAGAAGAAAATTAGGGAAAATGAAATAGTTTTACTAGTTAATAAGGATACTATTATTATATAAATACGTTCTTTAAAATATTCCAGAAAAAAAGTTTATTTTGTAGGGGTAATCTTTTTAGTTTTGGTAAGTACGGCTAAGTAGTTTTTATTCTACATGAGAAATCACTAACACCACGGGTTATTAAAACGTTGGATACTCTTTCTCCCCACGGGAGAAATGGGAATTAGAAGAAAGGCAATTGGTACCGAAGGTTAAGGGGGTTAGGCTGGAAACCGAGGCAAACTCCTACCTTTCTTCTTTTTTTGTTAATAAAAATATAATAATTATTATGAATAATTTAACACTAGCATATCTTTGTAATGATTTAAAAAACGCACCAGATTATAGAATTGATGGGAGTAAGTGTTATTATAATGATGAGTTTATTGGTATAGTAAAAGAAGAGACCAAAGATAATATTCATGATATTTATTTTTATCCAGTAAAACCCGTTGAATCTATTAATATAAATATCATAATAAATAATAGATAGGATCATTATGGAAAAAGAGATTAAAGATTATCTTTCATCAACATCAAATACCCTTAATGGGCAACTTCGAGGAGGTATTAATAAAAAAGCTCGAGAAATGAATCTCGAGTTTATTGAGCTTACTATTAATAATATTTTTGAAACAGGTTATAATTTAGGAAAATCAGTTAAAGAACAAGATGAACGTTTAGATAAATTAAAAACAGATTTGGGAATAAAACCAGAAAAAAATGGAAAAGGAAAGAAATCCGACGTATAGAGTATTAGTTAGTGGTTCTGAACCTTTAATTGAAGAGGTTTTGAGACTAGGGTTTAAAGAAATGGAACCAACTGGATATGGAATGAATAAGCTCAGAAGATTTATAAAGGATGATAAGTATATTCATTCGGGTCATTATTATGTAGAACTATTTCAATTAGACCCTGAAACCAATAAGAAAATAATCTCACATAAAAGCTTAACCATTCATGATGAAGAGTTAAAGTTTTTTGCAAATAGAGACCCAGTAATAATAGGATAAAATGAGAAAATGACTCAAAAAATTGATTTAACAGAATGGCAAAATGGAGCTATGCTTTCCCATGATGAAAAATATAGGTATGCTTTATGGCGTACTTGGGATAAAAATAAACCAGTTGTGATGTTTATTATGTTAAACCCCTCAACTGCTGATGCAAAAAAAGATGACCCCACTATTCGTAAATGTATTGCTTATGCCAAATCATGGGGGTATGGAACTTTAATTGTAGGGAATTTATATGCTTTTAGAAGTAAGAATCCAAAATCCTTGGAATTTGAAGAATATCCTATTGGGCCTAATTGTAATTCATGGTTACAAACATTATCTAAAATGGCTGATTTACGGGTTGCCGCTTGGGGCAATAAGATATTATCTAGGAAGAGAATAAAACAAGTTGAGAATCTTATACCTTCACTTCATTATTTAGAATTATCAAAAAGTGGGAATCCAAAACATCCTCTCTATTTAAGAAAAAACTTAAAACCTCGATCCTTTTAATACTATTTATATATAAATATACTATCAGAATGGAATATAGAAAAAGGAAAAGAAGGAAGAAGAAACCTAAAAAAGGAAGTATGAAAATGGTAAGAGTTGATGATAAAACTGAAATTGAGGTTAGTATAGATATACCAGATGAAGTTGCTAAAGAGAATTATTTAAAGAACTTAATAGAGTCAAAGCCTAATAAACAAAGAAGTTTTGGTCGTAAAAAATAATACTATGGAGGATACAGATTTAATGCCTTTTGGTCTTTATAAAGGGATAGCAATGGCAAATGTTCCGGATTCATACCTTAAATGGGTAAAAGATGGGGTTAAGCCAAATGATCTCACAAAACCAGTACTTAGATATATCAAAAAGAATTGGGATGCTATAGAAGCAAACCTTAAAAAAGAAAGTCAATGAAACTAATTAAGCCTTATTTTGAAATTGAAGAGTTTGGGGGTAAAGCAATGATTCAGCGTATTGAAAAAGCCGGGAGAACTTGTTATAAATCGGAAAAGAAGATAACAAATGATTCGGCTGAAGAGTTTGTTAAAATGATTATTAAACGTGGTCATGAATCTGTTCTTGAACATGAAAAAGTTTCAGTAAGAATAATCTGTGATAGAGGAGTTAGTCATGAATTGGTGAGGCATCGTATTGCAAGTTTTAGTCAGGAAAGCACTCGGTTTTGTAATTACTCGAAGGATAAATTTGGCAATCAGATTACTTTTATTATACCATGTTGGTTAAATTTAGATGAAGGAATTTATCTTATGTTAGAAGATAATGGAGTTTTTGATACACCAAAAGGAATAACACCTTTTAATTCTTTAGATAAAGATAAATTAATTTATTTAAGCGGTATTCAAGAAACTGAAATAAGGTATAATGAATTAATAAATTTAGGTTGGCAACCACAACAAGCCCGTTCAGTTCTTCCTAATTCTCTTAAAACAGAAATAGTTATAACAGCTAATCTTAGAGAATGGAGATTAATATTTAAACAGAGAACTGCAGAAGCAGCCCATCCACAAATGAGAGAAATGATGATTCCAATGTTAAAAGAATTTAAAATACTATTACCAGTAATATTTAATGATATAAATTATGCCACACACTATTGATACCACTAATAGACCTAAACTTAAAGGTTCAAAAATTCCGGATGAAGATTATATAAAAGCTTATAATTGGCTTAAGGATAAAGCTTATGATTTGGACGATA